AGCCTGTACAGCCCGGTGGGCTGGCGCTCCTGGGCAGACATCGCCGCTGCATGGGAAGCCGCCATCGCCAAGGAATCCGGCTCCGCCGCCGCCATCAAGACCTTTAAGAACACCGAGCTGGGCGAAACCTGGGTCGAGGAAGGCGAAGCCCCAGATTGGCAGCGCCTGCTGGAGCGCCGCGAGGATTACAAAGTGGGCACCGTGCCTTGGGGCGGGTTGTTGCTCGTGGCCGGGGCCGATGTGCAGAAGGACCGCATCGAATGTTCGGTCTGGGCCTGGGGCCGACAGCAGCAGTCCTGGTTGATCGAGCACCGGGTGTTGATGGGCGATACCAGCCGGGACGCAGTCTGGAAGCGACTCGCCGAGATGAGCCGTGAAACCTGGACCCATGCCAGCGGCGTGCCATTCCCGCTCAAGGCGCTGGCCTTGGACACCGGCTATGCCACGCAAGAAGCTTATGCCTTCGTGCGTGGTGCCAAGGACGCACGCATCCTGCCAGTCAAGGGCATGCGCGCCGGTGCCATGGGCGGTGCTGCATTGGTGGGCATCCCCACGGCGGTGGACGTCAGCACGGGTGGCAAGAAACTGCGCCGGGGCATGCGGGTGTACTCGGTCGCGGTGGGCATGGCCAAGATGGAGCTGTACAACCACCTGCGCCTGTCGGCCACCCTGGACGAGGCCACGGGTGAATTGATTTATCCGCCGGGTTATGTGCACCTGCCCAAGGTGGACACTGAATATTTGCAGCAGCTCTGTGCCGAGCAGCTGGTCACCCGGCGCAACCGAAATGGCTTCCCGGTTCGGGAGTGGCACAAGGTTCGCGAGAGGAATGATTGCTTGGACGCGCGCAACTACGCCCGCGCCGCCGCGTCCATTCTCGGCATGGACCGCTTTGAGGAACGCCACTGGCGGGAGTTGGAGCGCACGCTGTTGCCGGAGCATTTGCCGCAGCCCGTGCTTGATGAACTCAAGGCAGGAACAGAGCCACCGCAGACCCGCCCATCCCTCAACAAGGCCACCGAGATTTCATCTGAAACCGGTGGCTTTGTTGTTTCTGAACCGTCAAGCAGCGCCGCAGCCAATCGGGCTGTGCCCAGGCCAACAAGCCGCACTGTGCTGCGCAGCCGCTGGATGAACCGCTGAACACGTTGACATCACCTTCATGCCCTACACCGCAAAACAACTCACCGCCCTGCAAAACGCCCTGGCCACCGGCGAGCGCCGGGTGACCTTTGCCGACAAGACGGTGGAGTACCGCTCAATCGACGAACTCAAGGCGGCGATTCGTGAAGTGCAGAACGGCTTGGCGACACAAAGCGTTGCCCAGGGCACCCGTCCACCCAAGACACGACAGATTCGTGTCACCACAGGCAAGGGTTTCTGAAATGACGATGACTTCCTGGGTAGGACGTTTGCGTCTGAAGTTGGGTTCGGGACTCGGCGCATGGGTGGCTGGTTCACCATTACACGAAGCCGCAGGCGCGGGCCGCCGCAGCCGTGTCTGGACCCCAGGCAACCCGGGTGCTGTGGCAGCGATGCTGGCCACCCAGTCCGAACTGCGCAGCAAAAGCCGCGACCTCACGCGTCGCAACGCCTGGGCCCATGCGGCACTGGACGCCTTTGTGGCCAATGCCATTGGCACCGGCATCAAACCGCAGTGCATGGTGGCCGACGATGCCCTGCGCACCGAAATTCAATCGCTGTGGCGCGACTGGACCGAAGAGGCCGATGCACAGGGCTTGACCGACTTCTATGGCCTGCAAGCCCTGGCCTGCCGGTCGATGCTGGAGGGCGGTGAGGTGCTGGCCCGGCTGCGGTATCGCAGGCCAGAGGACCGACTGTCGGTCCCGTTGCAAATCCAGTTGCTGGAGCCTGAGCACCTGCCGATCAACCTGAACCGGGAGATCACCGAGGGCCGGTTCGCGGGCAATGTGATCCGTGCGGGCATTGAGTTTGATGCGCTGGGGCGGCGCGTGGCGTTTCATTTGACGAAGGCGCACCCGGAAGATGCGGCTGGGGTGAATCAGGCCGCACCGATGTCCGGCCATGGCACATCCATCTTGCCCAACGACACGGTACGAGTCCCGGCTGACGAAATCATTCACCTGTTCCGGGTTCTTCGCCCCGGCCAGATTCGCGGTGAACCCTGGCTGTCGCGGGCTCTGGTCAAGCTGAACGAACTCGACCAGTACGACGATGCGGAGCTGGTGCGCAAGAAAACAGCGGCCATGTTCGCGGGCTTCATCACCAAGCAGTCGCCCGAAGACAACCTCCTGGGTGAAGGCATCGCCGACGAATCCGGCATGGCCCTCGCAGGACTTGAGCCGGGCACGCTTCAAATGCTGGAGCCGGGCGAGGACATCACGTTCAGCGAACCGGCTGACCTGGGTGGCCAGTACAGCGAGTTTTTACGGACGCAGTTTCGTTCGGTGGCCGCTGCCACCGGCATCACCTATGAACAACTCACGGGTGACCTCACCGGCGTCAACTACTCCAGCATTAGGGCTGGCCTCCTGGAATTCCGACGCCGTGTGGAGTTGATCCAGCACGGTGTGATCGTGCACCAGCTGTGCCGCCCGATCTGGAGGGCCTGGATGACCCAGGCTGTTCTTTCTGGGGCGCTGGAGATTCCTGGCTTTGCAAGAAACCCCGCCCGCCAGCGCCAGATGCTGGCCTGCAAATGGGTGCCGCAGGGCTGGCAGTGGGTCGATCCCGAGAAGGAGTTCAAGGCGATGTTGCTGGCGATCCGCTCGGGGCTGATGAGCCGCTCGGAGGCGGTGTCCGCCTTTGGCTACGACGCCGAGGATGTGGACCGCGAAATCGCGGCGGACAACGCTCGGGCCGATGGGCTGGGACTGGTGTTTGACAGTGATGCAAGACGCGTGGCGCGCACGGGTGTGGCCCAGGCCACGCCGCCGTCATCAACTTCCACGGCAGACGAAACACACGCATGAACCTCACCAAGAACCCTTTCAATCGCCTGCCGCATCTGGCTTCGCTGCTGGTGGGCACGCCATTGATGATCGAGCCCGCCAAACTTGAGGTGCTGCTGCAGGTGTTGGGTGCGCAGGACATACAGCGTCAGGCTGCGACAGTTTTCGAATCACCGGTCTCCGGCAACACCGCGACATCTCTTGACCCCGGAATAGCTGACGGCAGCATCGCAGTGATCCAAGCCGTGGGCTCGCTCACCAAACGTTCGCTGGGCCTGGATGCGCTGTCAGGGCTGACGAGTTACGACCAACTGCAAGAGCAGTTGAATGCCGCGCTACTCGACCCCAACGTAGAAGGCATCGTGCTGGATGTCGACAGCCCGGGCGGCGAAGCCTCGGGGGTGTTTGACCTGGCGGATCGCATTCGGGCCGGACGGTCTATCAAACCGATTTATGCCGTCGCCAACGACCGCGCGTTGTCCGCTGCCTATGCCTTGGCCAGCAGTGCGTCCAGGGTGTTCGTGAGCCGAACAGCAGCGGTGGGTTCGATTGGTGTGATCGCCATGCACGTCGACCAGTCGGCACGCGATGCGGCGAGTGGGCTGCGCTACACGCCGGTGTATGCCGGAGCACGTAAAGCGGATTTGAGCCCGCATGCGCCAATCAGTGATGCGGCACGCGGTCAGTTGCAAGCCGAGGTGGACAGGCTCTACGGCCTCTTTGTGGACACCGTGGCATTGAACCGCTCCTTGAGTGCCGAAGCCGTGCGTGCCAGCGAAGCCGGGGTGTTCTTTGGTGAAGGCGCTGTGCGGGCAGGCCTCGCGGATGCCGTGGGCACTCTGGACGATGCCATTCACGCCATGCGGGCGGAACTTCAAAGCGTATCCCCACCGGCCATTCGTCGTGCCGGTGCAGTTCTGTTGTCAGCGCATGGACCACCACACACGACTTCGACTGCCGCCATCTCGAAACCCAACCCAAGCCCTGCGCTGGACTCTTCACCGAGCCACCAGGGCTTGGCTGCTTCTGCTTCCCAACCTTCTCTCCTGAAAGACCCTCAACCCATGAGCACACCTGAATCCCAAACCACGACCGCGACATCTGCCCCTGCGGCTGCTGCACCAGTTTTGCCGGTCAACCCGTCACCTGGACCAGCGCACGCACTTGCTACCGCGTCCGCCAACCCCGCCCTGCAAATCGCCGACCTGTGCCTGCTGGCCGGATTCCCCGAGCGCACAGCGGAATTCCTGGCCCGTGGCGTGGGTGAAGACGTTGTGCGCCGCGAACTGTTGGCCGCACGGGTGCAGGGCGCAGTGGCGCTGAACAGCCAAGGCGGCCATGCCCGCTTCGACGCCACCCACGGCGAGATCACCAGCCACATCGCCCCCCGTTCCATGCAACTCGGAGGTGTGCCAGCGCCAGCCGCCTTGTCACTGGATCAAAACCCGGTGGTGCTTGCCGCCCAGGGCCGTGCCGCATCCAGCAGGTAACCGCTGTTTCACCTCGTCGCTTCTTCAAACTCGAATCAAAGACTTCTATGACCCTTCCTCGTTTTCCTGCTCTTTCAGAAACCAACAACCTCGGCGACTTGCTCAAATACGAAGCGCCGAACCTGTACTCCCGTGAACAACTGCCTGTCGCTCCTGGCCAGACCCTGGCCTTGGGTGCGGTGATTGGTATCACCACCTCAACCGGCGAAGCCAAGGCTGTTGATCCTTCTGCCACCGATGGCAATCAGTTCGCTGCCGGGGTGCTGCTGCAAGCTGTTGATGCCTCCGGCTCTGCAACAACCAGCGCTCAGGTGACCGGCATCGCCGTCGTCCGCCACGCCATCGTCGCCGACCACACCCTCGTCTGGCCCACCGGCATCACCGCCGCAGAAAAACTCGCCGCCCTGCAACAACTCCAGAACCTCGGCGTGCTCGCACGCAAAGGCATCTGACGGACAGCCCGCTGGAGAAAAACCCATGTCCATGAACAACCCCTTCGCCAACCCCGCCTTCAGCGCCACCGCCCTGACCGCCGCGCTGAACATCCTGCCCAACAGTTATGGGCGCATGGAGGAGCTGAACCTCTTCCCCTTCAAACCGGTGCGTTTGCGCCAAGTGGTCATCGAAGAGAAAAATGGTGTGCTGGCCCTCTTGCCCACCGCCCCTGTCGGCTCGCCCGGATCGGTTGGGGCACGTGGCAAACGCAAGTTGCGTTCTTTCATCATCCCGCACATTCCGCACGACGATGTGGTGTTGCCGGAAGAGGTTCAGGGCATCCGGGCGTTTGGTTCGGAGTCCGAATTGCAAACCCTGGCCGCCGTGATGGTGGAGCACCTCTCCACCATGCGCAACAAACATGCGATCACGCTGGAGCACCTGCGCATGGGGGCATTGAAAGGCATCATCCTGGATGCCGATGGCTCGGAGCTGTACAACTTGTTCAAAGAGTTCGAGATCACCCCCAAAGTGATCGACATGCAGCTTGGCAAGAAAGACACCGACGTCAAGCAAAAATGCCTCGATATCGCCCGGCATGTGAATGATTCCCTACGCGGTGAGTACATGACACGACTGCACTGTGTGTGCTCGTCGGAATTCATCGATGCACTCACGGGGCATGACAACGTCAAGGCAGCCTTTGATCGCTGGCAGGAAGGAGCTTTTCTGCGCAGTGACCAACGAGCGGGGTTCG